GAAGGTGGATGATTACTATTAGCCCAGTTAGTTAAATCATTACCTGGATTAATTTGGTATGCTTTATATTCAGCATAAGCATCTTTGTAAGTTTTATCACCATTGGACATTGCCATAATAGCACGTGTCATTGCGCCGCCATCAGCGGCTAAGTCACCATACTCACGGATAATATCGCCAGGCTTTTTACCATCAATGATACCCTTAACAAGAGTACTCATAGCACTGCCGTGCTTTTCACCTAATGTTTTATTGGCTTGGTCATCCCAAGAGTTTTTGCCTTGGTAAGTATCTACCCAGTTTTTTGCAGAAAGAATATATTGAAATGCTTCTTTATCAGTTTTACCTGTGTCAAGAAACTGACGCATCATTTTGTATTGAACGTTAGTTAACTTGCTGTACTCACCTGCAACAGCAACCACTGCTTTAAATGGCGATGCAATTGTGTTAAGTGTATTGTGATAAATAGTGCTAAGGATACTAGGTGATTTATCTTGATAATCAGCACCAGGATTTAAATACATTAAACCTTGACGGATGGTTGGGTCAAGACTGTAAAAATCTTTACGTGCAGCAGTAAGGTTTGGATTCTTGCTAAACTTTTCATCTAGGCTTGTTAAACCCATAATATTTTTTGCATACATTGCTTCTTCTGGCGTAGGGTTAGCAGCCAATGAAGCAGCATACATTTGCGGGTTGCTGTTTACTAAAGAAGTATTAACACGCGGTACAGGTACTTTAGGAGTAGCCGAAGGCTGTGGCGTAGTAAATGACATTAGCCCAGATTCAACTTGTTATAAATTGCTTCGTACTTACCTGAAGGGTCATTCTGCATCATGCGATAAACAAAACTAGTTTGAGATAATGGCTGAACAGATTTAATCATTGAAGTGTCAATGCCTGGAGTTGTTTCATCCCAAGACGCACCATGTGAATCTGGTTGGTCAGGAAACTCTGTAGGCGCACTAAGAGGCGTAACCCTTGGCATTGGTGTTGTTGGTGCAGCAAACATATCCGCACCTTGTTGCTGCTCACGCATAGCCTTGTTGTTACCGTATTCTCCACCAGTATAACTTTGAACTGGTTGTGTCATTCCATCAATGGCTCCGCCATCAGTACGTTGAGATAACATTCCAGGACCTGATACAGGCGCTGGGTTATTTGGTTGACGATATCCTCCGCGTGCCATTATTCGTCCTCCTCTTCAATGTGTTTTCTAATGTCCTCAGGTGAAAGAGATTGCATCCACTCAGGGTATGCTTCTCTTGTAGATGATAGCCACAAAGCATTATCACTTGTAAATCCTGCTTTGCGTAATGCTTTATAAAACTCATGCACTTCAATTGCATACTGTTCTAACTTTGAATAACCTTCATCAGCAACTATTTTAATTGTTCTCTTGCGAGGTGTTGCCATGATTACTCCTTAGACTCTACGCTGTTGACTTAATCTTGCTACGCTTTTTGTTTGTCCACCACCTGTTAGACTGCTAAGTAGTGTTTGTAATTCTGGTCTTTGCTGTTGTGCCTGCATTGCTTCAGGTGGCATTGGAGCGCCTCCTGCTGGAGGGACACCAGGAGCAGCGGGGACAGGTTGCTCAGACTGTACTTCCGCACCAGCAGGAGGATTCTCAGGTTTGAACACTTCCTCGATAACATCTTCAATGTTCTTGCCAGCCTTGCGCCCCTTAATTGTTTCAGCAATTTGACGCACCATTGCAGATGGGTCTTGTCCCTGCATAACCATTTGAGGTATCGCTTGTGTCATGGCTGCTAGTGAACCTACCAATGCGTCTCGCATCTTTTCAATTTCAATTTTCTCTTGTTCAAGAGTTACGTTGACACCAAATGGTAGTTCTCTCATAGCCATATCCTTGGAGATAAGTCCCCCTCCAAGTGCCTGCAACATAAAGATAAGACCTTGTGCTGGGTTCAACCCAGCCAACATGCCGTATCTTACATCTGCAGAATAATCTTTCTTAATGTCTTTGCTTGGTAAATACTTAACTTCGTAAGGTGAACCAGCATCAACGCCGCGAATTGTTTTTTCTTCATTAAAGAACATCTCATCTACTTCAAAGCAAAGACGGATTACATCACGTAATGCTGCTGTAAAGATAGCCTGAGCAGATTTAATCTGTGTATCAAATGCTCCGAGTAGTGCTTGTACACCCTGTCCAGTGACAACACTTGCATTCATATTTCCAGTACGAGACTCTGGATAACGTGCGCCTACGCGCAGTTCCTCATTAAGTAAGTTCTGTTCAGTAAATGCACCTTGTGGTAGTGATAGTTCTACACGGCGTACACCTGCTGGGTTAGCCGTACGAATAACAGCATCTCCACCAAGTTGTAGTTCCTGAACATCTTGTGGCAAAACAATCGGTGCTTGTACTGACTTCTCTGCTGCTTCCATTGCAAGTAATGCAAATCGGTTGCGAAGCAACTGAATACCAAGTACATCATCAAACTGTCCGCGTAGTTCTCCATCAACAGAAGGACGCTTAGCAATGATTACGTTCATCTTTCCAATTGGGTTAGATGCATGTGACAACAACATGTTGTTACGTGATGGAAGATAAAGAACTGTTTGGTCTTTATCGTAGTAACGAACCATCTCAATCATTCCATTGAGGTCTTGCTTCCAACCCATCTTGCCAAGCAACTCATATTCATGCTCAGGGAATTGAGCAACGAGTTCACCTAGTGTCATTGAGTATCGTTTAGCAAAGGCAACGCAACGTCCGTAGCGGTCAAACTCTGGGTAAGCGCCCACTGGGTTTTCTAGTCGGATACGTGGCAACTTTGCTTCTTCATCCAATTCAATAATGAACGGGAGGAAACCATATGTGATGTACATGTCTGCACCGTTGTACATTTGTACTTGTAGGTCAGAGTGCAAGAAATAGTTATTAGCAATACGAGTACGGTTGTCAGCAAAGATACGCGCTTTGTCATTAGTCTTATTAACTGCTGAGCAGTTTACCGCTGGAAGCGGTGCCATGACTTCTGCTAAGTCACGTGCAACAATGTCAATAAAGTTTGCTACTACGTTTTGGTCAATGCCATCTGGAAAGAAGTTAGGGTATACCTGACTAATCTTTCCCTGGCGCACCATCTGTACGTCACCGTTGCGCTGGTCACGACCATGCGCACGGTAGCGGAGAGTTTGAACTCTCGCGCCAATCTGGTCCATTGATAACATTGTTGTCCTTATCCGAAGTTTTCTTGCCATTGTTCAGCGAACATCTCATCAAGGTTCACTGCGCCTCTGCGTTCCATCTGTGCTCTAGTAGCCCAACGATTGTTGGCATACATAGAAGTACGACTACCAGCCTGCATCAGTTCGCGTATGCGAATGACTGCAAACCACAAAGCCATAACAGTATCTGTCTTACCTCTGGTCTCAGGCTTCCATGTCAGCAACTGCTGAGTCAAAGCCTTGATACCTTCAGAACCTTCAGATGAAGGTAATTCTAATATGTTGTTCTTTTGATACTTCTCTTCACGGACAGTGCCAAAGAGGTTAGACATTGATGCAACACCAAACGAAGTGTCCCATTTGTTTTTCCCTGTGAAGTGTGCGTCAAGCCGTACGCCGTATGCAGCAAGCCAGTTTCGTAAGTCCTCATCAAGTGAGTAGGCTTTCTGGTGGGCGTTGATTTCAACTCGGAACTCTTGTGGTTTATATTTAATAACGAGTTCTTCAATTGTTGCCCTAATCTTTTGCGGTGTTGGTTCTTCCATGTTGATACAGTCCAACACATAAATCTTGCCATCTGCTCTGTTATAAGTACATGCAACAAATGCAGCGTTACCTGCCATAGCAGGGTCAAAACCAATTACGGTGTGACCTTCTACTTGTGGTGGGTGTCCCACTGCCCCTGCCCGTAGCGGACCTCTTTTGCGCATCCCGTTGGTTGCTCCTTGTACAAGGACTGGCGGGAAGATTGAGTCTTCCATGATGTCTTCTTGTTGGTAGACAAGTGCCCATGTCGAAGGTGTAACTTCACTGCGTCTCTTGAAAAGCGCTGGTCCGTCCCATTTAGGATAGCGTCCATTTGCTTTCGGAGTATCCGTATCACCATCCCACGGAATATCCGACTCAGACCATAAGGTTGTCCAGTCTTCGGGCTTTTCAGAATACTCAAG